GCTATAAATACCGACTTTCCCGATCCAGCTAGGCTCCACCATAGTATACTTCATAGCGGAAATCAGTCTCTAGGCATGGCATGTATATCTTGTTGAACACTTTAGCACTTATGCGTATATCAATGTTGGGCATTGGCATCACCTCCAATAATAGAAATATCTATAATTAGCCATTATTACACCATCCGGTATGGATAATTGTTGCGGGTTCATGTATTGCCATCACATAGGGTTCGTCTTTGCAGGTTGTTCCGTTGAATACGCGGCATGAAGCACAGTTGGTTTTGCCGTAAGTAGGGTCTGTTGGATCGAATACTTTACACGCTCTGTTTTCAGACATGCTATTTCCTCCTGAAATTGGGCTTGTAATCAAGGGTTTGGGGTTGAAAGAAGGGGTTAAGGGGTTTGAGGTTTCAATAACTTAAACTTCTGCCGAACATACTCAGGAATAAACGGTTCCAAATCATTCTGAAACAACAGGTAAAGATTCAGCGACAACCGATTAGATGAGAAAAAGTAAATAGGGTTGAAATAATATTGAGTGACGATATCATCCTCACCAACCTTCACCTCTACCCTAGCAATAATCCTATGCTTAATCATCCTATTTAAAAAGGTAACTGTATGTCTGTCTGTATCCCTGATAACCCTTGCCATCTGTTCGACACTCATCACTCTTATGCCACCATTACCGCGGTATCCAATCATATTAGTAGTGGAGTAAACCTTCTTACTCAATAGGAATAAGTTTGCTATGTCAGTCTTGGTTATCTTTTTAGGAAGTTCTACATCTTGGAACGTCTTGACGAATCCGGTCTTATTCCAAAATAGATAACCTTTTTCCTCGTCAAACATATCTTTAAAATAAGCTCTTTTCGTATTAACTATCTCTCCATTTTCATCAATAATATTAGTCACCTTATGCACTAAACCACCTCCAAAAACGTAGGTGCATTTGGAATATCGTATGCACCTGTAAAATTAGGCAATAAAAAATAATTAAAATCACCAAAAGCGTTGATATAAGCCACTTTTAGGCATTTAAACCGAGATAATTAATGATTAATCACGTAGACTCACAATAATAACTACGTCTGAGTACGCATGATTTGAGTTCATCGCATAACAAACACCCCTCACTATCGCAAAGGGCATTACTAAAAATCTATAAAAATTGAGCGCGCAAAATTTGGAATGCGGCATTGGGCTTTGCTTTAGTTTTGGGGTTCATGCTTATGTTGGAGTTATGCTTTATGTATTGAGTTTATTAGGAAGTGTTCGTATGGATATACTTGTGGATTATGTTTTTGTAGGAGAGGATGAGGTATTCATGGTTGATGAATTCATTGGAGAGATAGGGGGAGAGGTATACATATATACGATGGGTATACCGGCCCCATGCCTCGGTGGTCCTAGTACCGTCCCCCTACCCCTAGTGTCCGGTCAGTCCGGCATATCAGACATACCCCATAGGGCAGAGCAGGGAGAGCAGGACAAGGACAATACTCATCCTTGGTAATGACTAGTAGTGTAGAGCGACAGCCATCTAGCACAACTATCATCTGTTTGGCATTGGCTACCGGATATCCAATAGTCTTTGCTTTGTGCCATGTCCTAATGGATGATCACTGAACGAATGTTACACAATGGTAATTCTGTCACATTCAAAATCAACCTATAGGCTGATCTCAGCCTATTACCTCTCAAAACACCCTCTAAATGATAATACAAAGGTCTAATTCCACCACTGAAGGACACTATTATATCAACTATTAAAATATAATAGTTATAAATAATATATTACTCAGTGTCTTCAATGCGGATTGTGATAGTTTGAGCGGCATCTACTTCAACCTTATCTACAAACATGCCCAGGTGCTTACCGATCATATCTAATGCACCTTTTTTGTCGTGTAGCTTGAACTTAAACGTCCCATCTTTGCCAATAGACACCTCATTCACCATAGATCCATCTATTTCCTCAGAAGATTTGGCATCTACTATTTGTTTGTATCCATATATAGGATTTCCCTCGTCATCAGTGTCCACAATTGTCTTCTCAGTCTTAAACGAAAGGAAGTCTTTTATGTCTGAAAAGGCTATTTTGGCATATTCCGCAACCACTCTCTCTACTGTTGCCATGTTCCTATATTTAACTTCATCCTGTAATTGTTCAATCCTTTGGGCGAGCTTTGGGTTTGCAAATAGCTTGCAAGCTTCTTCATCAATGCATTTATCAGACATGTTCCCAGCATCATAAGCCGCCTTATACGCTTCCCTTTGAGTCATCCCAGTAAATAACCCTTGAGCATATTTCTCTTGCTTAACTGTCAACTTTACACCCATACTTAATCACCTTCCATCTTATTAGTTAGTCGAAGCTAATCGTTAATACCCCACAACAAGCCCTACAATGCTATTTTAAGCCCACTACTAAGCAATTCAATGCATTCCTACTCAATAACTTAATAGCACTCTTAAAACATTACTTCTATAGAGCAACACAAAAACAAAATAAACTTAACTATATTTGATAAATGACATTGCATAAATCATATCATTAGGTATATAATAACATCAGATCAAAAAAACGAGGGAGGAAACACATGGCACACTTATTTATCGTTAAAGTCTTTGAAGATGGAGAATCCTTTGAGTACGAGTTCGGCAACCTCAAGCATGCTAGAGAATCATTCGATAACGAGTCAAGCGCCCAACTACTCGAATACATCGACGGCAAGTATCATCTTGTAGAGGCTAAATAATGAATAGTGACAAGATCATCCTTGATTTATGTGGAGGAACTGGTTCATGGTCTAAGCCGTACAAAAATCACGGATATGACGTCCGGCTTATTACTTTGCCTAAACATGATGTATTAACTTATGTACCACCTGATAATGTCTATGGAGTATTAGCGGCTCCGGTATGTACAGACTTTAGTGTCAGCGGGGCGCAATACTGGAATAGGAAGGACCAGGACGGAACAACCATTAAATCTATGTCAATCACAATGGCATGTTTACGCATCATAGCAATGACCAGGCCTTCATTTTGGGCACTAGAAAACCCAGTTGGTAGACTTAGAAAATGGCTAGGAGATCCGCAGTTAATATTTAATCCTTGTGATTATGGCGATCCCTACACAAAGAAAACTCTCTTGTGGGGAAGATTCAATGAGCCGAAAAGGAATCCAGTCGAACCAATCAGGGTTTGCAGTCAAGGAAGTTGGTTGCAAAAGCTAGGTGGCAAGTCAGAAAAAACTAAAATGTTACGCAGTATGACACCCCAGGGATTTGCAAACGCCTTTTATAACGCTAATAAGTAAGGAGATAACACAATGACAAGTGGAGGTAAACGCCCCGGCTCCGGTCGCAAACCAATAAAAGCAAAAGCAACCAACCGCACAATCCGCATGACCGATACAGAATGGTCCACCATACGCCAACTAGCCACAGAAGCAGGGCAAACCATATCAGACTACATCCGAACTAAGGCCACTAAATAAGTGGTCTTCTCTTTACCAAAAAATAATCCCTAAATACCTCTTGACATACTAGCCAACTAGCTATACAATACACACAAGATCAACGAACCGAAAGCATCCTCTACCAACTCAGCCAAACAAAAGCGTCCCTCAGCCGAGTGATGGTCTGAGACAGCCTAACAAGGCAAGAGTTGGCACGATGCGGAAGGTTCAAATTAAGAGGAGGAACCCACATGAAAAAGACAAAAACTAGGATTGCCTACGGATACCACAAGGAAAGCGGAAAAACATTTAATCTCGGAGATACCATTGAAGCAGCATTAAAAGCAAACATGATGTACCGAGAGTACGAAAAAGCATTAGTAAAAGCAAACCCACAGCTTGAAATAACTTTCAAAATTGAGCAGTAACCACCAGGGAGCTTTTGCTCTCGCCTCTACATCCTTTAAGTAGGGTGTGGAGGCGGAAGTAAAAACTTGAAAGAAGGAATTGATATGGCAGCAGCTAAACAAAACGTATACGAAATGGTAACTGAGCGCATCATTAAGAAACTTGAATCAGGCGTTATACCCTGGAGAAAACCTTGGAATTCATGCGGCGCAGTAGCTTGGGAAACTCAAAGAGAATATCGCGGCATCAACGCAATGTTACTCGAACCCGGCGAATATGCTACCTTCAATAAAATAAAAGAATCTGGTGGCAAAGTCAAAAAGGGAGCTAAAGGACAAATGGTGGTATTCTGGAAAATGTTTGAGAATGAAGAAGATCCCGAGAAGAAAATTCCCTTTCTGAGATACTTCACGGTTTTTGAGATCAATACCCAAGTTGAGGGGATGAAGTCCAAGCGCAAAGAAGTAGTAGCTAACGAACATAGTCCTATCGAATCAGCAGAGCAAATAAAAGTAGCCTACCGGAATTGCCCTCCGATAAGCTACGCGCCAGGTAAAGCCTTCTATATGCCTTCCACCGACTCGATAAGTGTACCAGAAATAAACGACTACAACAACCCCGAAGAATTCTATTCCACTATGTTCCACGAAATGGTACATAGCACAGGTCATAAGTCGCGATTGAACCGGACCGGAATCACTGGAATAGCAGCATTCGGTTCAGAGACTTACAGTAAGGAGGAATTAGTAGCAGAGATTGGAGCCGCGATGCTTTGCACAGTTGCAGGGATTGACCAAACAACCTTTGAAAATTCAGCATCTTATGTCTCATCTTGGTTGAGAGCATTAAAGGGAGATCCTAAACTCGTAGTATTCGCAGCAAGTCAAGCGCAAAAAGCAGCAGACCACATTAGAGGAATCAAGGCAGAGTATTAATACCACAAGGTCAGCCGGGTACCCATTGCTCGGAGAAGGAGGAAACCACATGCAAGTAGTCCTAAACACCAAAATATCCCTAGAACTCAGGCAACAATTAGACCAGCACTCCAAGGACACCAACAAGGCAATGGCTAAGATAGTAGCAGAAGCACTAGAAGCATACTTCAAGGCTCTCAAATAGAGAGTCTTTCCTCTACCCCTAAGCCCACAGATTAACATTGCATTACAACGCTAATTACTAAGCTCAAGCATCCTAAATAAACTTGATTAAATACCCACGAATCATGTTGACATCTATCTTGAAAAGTAGTACAATAAATCAAGATTAAATAAAGGAGGTCGCCAACATGCTTTATCATCGCTTTACCAATTCTAAAAATCCAATGTCAAACTGGGGACACGCAATGTTTTCCACTAATAGGAATAAGGTAGAAAACTACGGTGTAAACGAGTTCGTTTTTGCATCCACTAAAGACAATCGCCGCACAATTAAATCCTTGAAGTCCCTGATCATTAAAACTTGGAAGCACGACCAGGCGAATGGATTTAGTGGGGATTTCGGAAACGGATGTACAGATGATTACTACTACAACGTAAAAGAAAATGACGTTGATGCACTCAGTATATACAACAGCTTTGACCCATCCGACATTGTAGACTCTGCCAACGCTTGGGACTCTGATCTATATCAATGGTTCTGGGAGCGCATCGCAGAGCCTAACGGAATTATGGCCGTAACCACTCAGGATGGCGCGATAGTTTTTGATGTAGACTTAATCATGGAGGTATGCTAAATGTCTAAAGAGGACGAGGTTATGAGCGCGAGAATTGCAAGGGTTAAGTCAGTCATTAGCAAGATATTGGATGGGTGCTCAAATTGCCCAGATATCCAATTTGGTTGGAGTGGATCGCTTATCGAGGTTTACCTAGATGGTGGTAACTACCAAATACGTAACCTTATCGAGTCCCATTTTGTAAACAGCAGAAGGTACAAAGGAGTTACGATCCAAAATAACGACACAAAAAAACGTATTAGCTTTGTTTTAGCCTGAAGGAAAGAAAGGAAGTTTTATGACATGAAAAAGTACGAGTATTATGAGATCACCGCTCAAAAATGCATCAAAGGTGACACTGGGAACGAGTTTAGCGGCCCAAATAATGATGCGGAATACGAGAAAATCAGTTTTAAGGTCCGAGGTACATCCCACACGCAACATATTTGGAACAGAACGCACATTAACGGCCTATCGAAAGATGCTGAATCTAAAATCCAAAAACTCAAAGGAGATGGCTATGAAGTTTGGACATCTGTGGGGGCAAATATTGCACACGTAGAAAACTAACGGAGGTAATAAATGGATAAGACGCAAACGCAACCCGCAACCCACGGCGGCTACCGCCCCGGCTCCGGACGCAAACCAACTGGCCGCACTCGCCGAACATTCCAGCTCACAGATGCCGAGTACGCAAAGCTAAAAGAGCTACTGTCCAAAATAAGGACTACTAAATCGAACGAAGAAAGAAGGAATTAGGATGAGCACAAGAACTCGTTTTATCAACAAGCAACTGTCTAGCCATTTATCCACTATTACAAAAATCAAATCTCTCGGCATTGACTACCTGGGCCGCTATGCAAGCAATGTCGAGTCTGACCTGCGCGCTATAGGTAAAAACCAATTATCTGACCGTTTTCTTAACGAAATTGAATATATCGGTCCTGGGAAACCCGTTAGATGCTCACACGAAGGGTGTAATGATTGCGTCTCCTACGGTGCCCGTAACCCCGAGACCGGAAAGGTGTATTGTCGAGAACATGAGTACTTAGCGTAGTAGCCCGACAGCTCGCAAGGAGCCTATCATAGAGTTCTAATATCAGTAGATCAAAGCCAAGCCGGGCTAAATCGGCGTAAGGAGGATAACACATGTTTAACGATCAAGAACATCTAAACGCTTTCGAATCCCTCTGCCCAGGCAAACTAATCACTGATTCAGAATGGTACAGCACAGTTTTTTCCTTAACTTCCGATTCCGAACTACGCAACAAAACACTGAAGCACATCAATCCAAAACGCCGAGAAATCAAATGGAGTAAAATATTTGACACCGATTTTGGTAGTGGCCATCGCGCCGCCTTGTATTGGGCATTCAGTCTTTGGGCAGGAAATTCGTGGTCTAATAAGGAAGGAGAGCAAGTTGATACCATGGACAAATCTTATTACATGGACGAAACTCTTCGCCGAACCGCGATAACAGCCCTCGAATTACGATGGGGAATTAAAGTTTTCGGGAAGTCCTAGAAATAGGGCTCCTTTTTTATCCCGGAGCAATGTAAACCCCTTTATTATGCCTCATTACCTTATCGACCATCTCAAACCTCTTACCATCCGTAAACTCAATAAACCTAACGCAATTCTTAGGAGGATTATCCTTATCAGGGCAACACTTATACCTAGAGCATAATTTGCAATCCACAATAAGTTACCCCCTGAAAATTACAAAAGACGCTCCGAGCCACATTATAGGCCGAGAGCGTCTTTATTTTGTAAGTTATTATGTCCTTTAGAGTGTAACATTTTAATTCCGACTATTCCAATGGATTTAGTTATGAATATTGTTTGATATTTGTACTAACACTTCTCCCCCATTGTCTTAGCCAATTCCTCGACAGCCTCATCCTTCAACCGATAATAGCTATCCCGACTCCTAAGCCCGTGATTCTTCCGCAGAACCCTTTGCGCGTAATCATCCTTATTTTCCTGTAAATACTTTGTGTCTATTATGAGTTTCTTGGCATCCGGAAGCATACCCACCGCTAAATCAATCAACTCGTTTTCATTTTGCAATTCTACGAGCAATTTCTTTTTGTCATAAATCTTAGATGCCAGATCACCCGTCGAATCACTCACGCCACTCCCATGAGGCATATCACTACACACCTGCGTCGTCTTAACCCCCATCATGGATAGTTCCCTTAGTAGGTAAGTTATGCGGTCCTGATTCCCCTTGTAGCGCGTTAGGCGGGAAATAGTCGAGTAATGCCATGGAGGTCTTTTTTGTTTTGTAATTATGGAGTCCACCCCCCTCTACTTACCCCTCTTATATTTTGAACAATGCATCGCTTCCAAAAAGCCAGTACCAGGCTTAAGGGGGCATTCCTTACCATTCCAAACAAATTCACATGTATTACATCTTCTATTTTTCCAATACCACTTTTTAAACTTTTTAATTAGCCCCATCTTTATTCCCCCAAACTCTTAATATCAAACACAATTCCTCTGCAAAACTTCCCACCGTCTTCCATAACATCAAAAGTTGCGTGTGGAATATCCGTTTCGTAAATCCACGAATACTCTTCCTTATCCCAAATACCTTTAATAACCTTACACTTTTTCTTAGCAGCCCTCGAATGTTTGCATTCCTCAAAAATACCATCTTTATTTAGGTATATCTCAGTACCATCATAGCAAGTGACTTCCTCGTCGATAGCTCCCTCTAGTTCGGCATTGTCGTCCGAATATCCAAATACCACCACAAACCCCAACGCCTTCGCCAATTCCTTTTCGGCTAAAATCATCTCGCCTAAATATTCCCGACCATCCAGCATCTTGGCAAATTCTTGTATTGTCATTGATCTTCACCTCCAATATCTATTTTTCCACACACTGGGCAACTAGTAATCGACTCAAGTTGATGCGTATTAATCTTAATAAATTCATTATTATTGTTTTTACAGATTCCATATGCGCCAAAGAACGATGAAACGAATTGAAGTATTTCAACAGTTTGCTCTTTATGGCAATTAGTGCAATCTGGCGTGACATTATAACCTTCAGCCGTATTGATGAACGATTGGCAATCAGTGGCTGACGGTTTTACTTTCGCTATTCCATGAGACATACCCTACCACCACTTTCTCGACCTACACGGAAACCATAATTTTCTCCCAGAACCCCTTCGCCACGAAATATTCCTGTCTTTTAATCCGTAGAACATCATCCATTCCCCTTCCTACTCCTTATAAATTCCAGTATCCTCCCCCTTTTTCACTATATAAATACTGTTGCTGTACGGGTCCAATACCATCACATCTCTACCGAATACCAGCTTTATGATGTCACTAAACTTTAGGCGTATTTTTAAATTCATTAACTTCCTCCATCCTCTTTACCAATCGTCTCTCCTCGCACCTTTGGCAACCTTCCATAATCCTTTGCCAATCCGTTAATCTTGCTCCACATTCAGGACATAACTATATTTTTCGTTGGTCCACTTATTTCCCATCCTTCCTTAAACCCAACCCCATATCCTCCAACTTCTCTTCAACCTCCACACAATCCCTTCTAACGATGTTCCTGCGCCCCATGAGGTCTTTCCACGACATCCTAACCAAATCCCCTACAATCTCTATCCCTGCGCGTCTCAGCCTATGATAAGTCGTAGGAGTAAACCCCATATCAGCCAGCCTTACCGTCAAATCCGTATTATATCTCTTGTCCAGCCTTGCCCTAATTTTATCCATTAGCACTTAGCTTCCATCTCCTCTCTAATATCAATGTCCACTCCCAAGGCGAATATAGCTCGACATACAGCATGGCTTAGGTGCTCATCCTGTCGATCCCCCGCAAGGTAGGCGTACACATGAATTAGTAAATGGTTTAAGTGATCTCTAGTTGGTATTTTTCGCCAGTTATCCTCTCCGTACTTATCAAACCCCTCCTTCAATACCTTAGCAGTAGCAAATAATGCTTTAGGATCTATCAAATCAAAGCGATACCCAGAATTTGATTGTCTTCCTCCTGATTCGTTTTCCTCTATTAGTGCATCTTTGCCAACTCCATTAATTACTTTTTTCATCCTATTTTCCCCTTTCTATTCTTCTGGTCTAATATACAACGCCACTAAGCCTGTAAATATTGCGTCAGAAACATTGTTAGTTATCCATAATCCAAGACTGAGTGCAAATAAGCCAATACTCAAACCACTCCTGATTAAAGGCAAGGCGACCAAAAGCACACTGGGCATACGACGCATCCTCCTTCATTCCTAAGCCTTTGTCCACATTCTGGACAAATATTGCTGTCTATAATAATCATTCCTTTCCTGTGCTTCCGAAGCCCTGTATTCCCCGCTCGCTCTCCCCCAGCTCATCAACTTGAACAAACTCAGTCTGTAAGTATGGAACCACCACCAGTTGGGCAATGCGCTCTTTTGGGTTTATAACTACATAATTCGAGTCGAGAGGATTAAATATATTCATGGACATTTCGCCAACATATCCCGAATCTATTGTTCCAGTAATAACGAGTTTACCCTCAGATGATGCCCCTGACCTTGGCTGTAGTAGTCCAACGTATCCGTGTGGTATCTCTACGGCAACACCCGATGGAACTTTGTACAGTTGCCCAGGATGCAATCTTATTGGCTGCTCTATCCGAGCTCTTAGGTCTGCCCCTGCATCGTTTGCGTGCTTGCGGTATGGGAGGAATATGGGGTCTGTGGTTCCCATTAGTTTAGTGGGAATAATGTTAATACCCCTCAATTCTAGGAAAACGAAATTCTCATTTACCCATTTATATGATCCCCAATGTGGGGAATTCTGCTCATTGGTTATACAAAATCCCCCGTCCTCATCCTCATTAGCCTCATATGTTTTCCCCTTAACAAAGGCGACTATGCCATCAAAATTCATTACAACTTTTTTGGAACACTTAATTTTCATTACCATCCTCCTATTATTGCGCTATTATTGCGTTGCTTTAGTTCTCTTTTTAACTTTTGGGTTTAATATAAAGGTCATGATTCTAGCCAATGCATCCCTCATCGTTTTTGAACCACTCTATTTCTCTACGGTTAAATTAATTTCCCATCCTTATCCTCCTTCAAGTACAAATCCGCATACGTCACACCGACAGCATATGCCTGCCAAATGTCCTTTGAAAATCCATAAAACCAACCCGGATCTTTCTTCGTACCTTTTCCTTTATTTCCAACTCCATAAGCAAACCTATCCACTAATGCCTGAATTATGTTTCCATCCTTTGCATTCATGATATGGCAGAGGTTCATTTTTGCTTCACTGCGATAAATAAGTGTTGGAGATTCCATATTACAGGTATCAATCGCCTCATAAAATCTTCCTATCCAAACGCAAGTGTCGAAAACTTCCTTACCTACCGCCATTCCATAACACGCGACCATTTCTATTGCGAAGTTATTCACTTTTTTAAATCTATCTCCAACTATAAAGCCTATTAATAAATCATTCTTCACCTTTCCATATTCGATTGGTTTAAGTTTTTCATCAAGAACAACATACGCACTCTCTGCGCTTCCTGGATCAATAGCCAATATCATACATTTTCACCCAAAAGCTCAGGATTCTCGTATATATTCCCAATTACACACGATACCTTTATCCAGTAAGCCAAGTCTTTTCGATTCAACCCACAGTCACCCTTCCACTCGATATAAAACCCCACATGACCACCATGCCTATCGTCGTTGAATGGGTTTCGGTATTCGCCAAGTTTGACAACACCGCGAACTTTGCTGTTGAAATGATCGGGGAAGACATCCCCCTCAAAAACTTCCTGTCCCTCCGGATAATCCTCGGTTCGCTTTTTATCGCGTAGGCCAGTGAACTGCATTAGCTCGGCTTCTTCGTTAACTGATAGAAAATTATTGTGTTCCCGTATTGTGCTTGCCACATAATTAATATCGTTAAAATATAACGTAGGTACCTGTAGCATCTTTTTTTTCAGATTATCCCATGCACGAAATTTAATACCCCTTCCGTTCATCAAACCTCCTCCTCCTTGTTATCCCAATCCAATTCTTTCCCGCAGTATCCGCAATAATTTTGACTAGCATTGTCAATCCTCATATCACAGCTACCGCAATAGGGCATTTTTAACCTTATAACCTTCTCTGCCTCCCTTGCCACCTTGCCACATTCACGGCAGACAACTTCGCATTCTCCATATATGTTTCTGATGATCATTTTTACCCTTTTCATATCTTCGTTCTCCCCATCCACTGATGCGCTTCCCCAACCCCAACTACCCCTGCACCATCGACGACCTTCCGAATGTTCTCATCCAGCTCGCAATCCTTCATGTACCTGCGACCACTCCGAATAGATCCATTACCACCCAATGTCAGTCTGTAATCTGTAATAGTTGTCCGACTTATACCAAGGTGATAAGCAAGCTTTGATACGTTACCAAACTTTTCTATTGCCTTTTCTAGATCGATGAGCGTGGGGTAGAGGGTTTTTAGTCTGTTTGTTTTTGTGTTTTTCAATTGTAGGCCTCCTTTGAGGGGTGATTGGTTAGCATGCACCCCTATTTATTTTAGATTAGAATGGGACATAATCTCCATCATCTAAATTAACCTCTGTTCCGTATGAATGATTTACGCTTGTTGCGTTGTTGTCCTGTTGTTCCCTTGGGCTTAAACCGTTGATGCTATCCGCGATAACCTCAGTCACCCATCGTTTTTTACCGTCGTTACCATCGTAGGTGCGAACTTGTAATCTTCCATCAACTGACGCTAATTTTCCCTTTCCGATGTAGTCCCCGGCATATTGGGCTGCTTGTTTAAATGCTACACATGGAATGAAATCAGTTTCTCGCTCCCCATTAGCACTTTTAAAGTTTCTTTCAACCGCAAGCGTGAAGTTGGCAATCGCGACTCCCGAAGGGGAAAATCTCAACTCAATCTCCTTACAAATACGACCCACGAGACAAATTCTATTTAGCAATGTAATTCCTCCATTTATTATTCAAGTTTGGTTCAATAAATAATTCATCATTAACCCAACCGTGGTCCACTCTCCAGAGTAAGGTAGCAACTCCCACGCCCTAACTCCTCCTTAATCATAGATACTTACTTGATAATTAATCATTGCTTCATATACAACTTTCGGTATTAATGGCTTGTAGAGTTCTGCGTGTTTCTTGATTAAGGATTCTTTTAATTCCTTATATTCCACAAAAGCCTCGTGAGGCGTATTGTGAAATATAGTTCCCCACAAAATAAGCTTCCCATCTCTACACCTAGCTCTATACTTACCCGTCTTACGGTCAATCACAACTCCTACGGGGTGATTAAACTTAGGATGTGTACGTTTTCTAAAAATACAATTTATACCGTGTGGGACAAGTACGCATGTATCCGGGCTATATAGTTTATTTCCGCGAACTATAATGTCCTTGTCTATGTCTAAGTTCTCTCCGTCAATGTTGTACGTATTTTCTTCATACCATATTTTAAAGTTCTTATACGATAACCATTCATCACAACACCAACACCCTTTGTAGTTCAAAAGACTACCGTTCCAATTATCAGGGTTGCATCGTCTTTGAATTCCATCCCAAATGTTTCTACTTCTTTCCGTATTACCCATATCTTTTTTCGTCCCTTTTCAAATTATCAACCCTCTTTCTGTATTCCGTAGGCTCAATGTATGCGCTTTCTGCTACAACCTTATCTGGCTCGCTTATCCTGTTACCACTCGCATCGACAAAGTACCTAACACATGGGCTAGCCCATGTCGTGCATTTTTCGCTAACTAGCTTTTCCGTTAATACTGTGCCGTAGGTTCGCATATTGCCGCGCTTCATTTCTGCACCTCCCTCACCTGTTTAACTCCTGCGAAGTCCAACAACTTCTGACATGCCGGACACGGTATAGGATCAACCTCATCCGAGCAGACTAGATATAACTCAGCACCCCCAAGATCAACCTTAGACCTAACCAAAGCAGAAACCTCAGCATGCACGGCTAAACAATCATCATAACTTCCCGTGTTATGTTCAATATCCATCCTAGAGCACGTAGTACATGCTTCAGGCGACTCATTATACCCATTGGATATAACTTCGACCACCCATCACGATTACACAGGCGTAGTGACGTTTTAGGCAGTTTGAGAGGGGTAGGAGTTTTCGGGCTTCGTCGAAGTAGTTCATCTTGCCACCGTCCCCGTCATCTCGCTCCGTCTTTCCTCTGACCACTTCTTAGTCCTGCCGGCATAAGCATCCATAAATCCCATAACGTCCGGCTTAACTCCTGACTCCACAGCTTGTTTTCCAGCTTTAATAAAGTTGATAAGAAACTCGCTCATTACGTCAACCTGCTCAGGTTCCAGCACATCTCGGTAACTAACCCCGGTCAGGTATGTTCCATCCGATATGTTTCCAATTTTGGACGGGAGATTATTCCTGTGCCTCCAACACGCTATGGTGTTTGGCTTTATCCCGACTGCCTTTCCAATTTTGGTATCGTTTTTGCCGGAGTTGTAGAGCTGCAAGATTTTTTGTTCGTTGAATTTTAGCTTTCGCATTTAGGTTCCTCCTTATCTCTTAACTTGTTTAGTCGCCGCCTCTAAAGGATCCCATTTCCTAAACATCCTGCTCACAAAAGTTTTCTTTCCAATCCCGTTAGCCAATGCCATGTCCTCGTATTCCTTGGGGTATTTCCTTTTTGCTATTGCTATGTTGTCTATCAGTGTTCTCTTGCCCATCATGGGAATGGTTGCTGCATCGTCTGGACTCATACCCAATTCGTTTACCCTTCTGTAAAATGCAGAGAGGGGAATATTGTTCTCCTTTGCAACACCTGTCCACTTCTTCCAATCACCTTGCTTTCGAGGTGGATCTTTCTTTGCTCTTTCAATGCTCCATCCCAGGATTCTTACTCTGTCAGTGAGTAACCTTGTGCTTATTCCGTTTTTATTAGCTATTTCATATGCAGTTGGTGGGATATAGAAGTTATAGCTCATCACAACCAAGCCCCCTCACTGTTTTAGGTGTCAATCTTTGCTATCTGTTTCGGTTCGGCTAAATCCTTTGCCCCTTGCATTGTTGCTATGATTTGCTTTAAAGATTGCGGGGTTTTCGCGTCCGTTATCTCCCTTTTCTCCAAGGCCTCATACGCCATTCGGAATTGACCCCGTATAACATCAATGTTTTCAGATAGGCAAATATCTTTAAATCCAATCGCTTCAACTGCTTTTCTTGTTAAAGGACTAAGACTTGCCAACGCTTCCGGTTCGCGATATATGCCGAGGTTACGGATTGACTTTGTAACCTCTGCCCATGCGTCCGGTGCTGGCGGGATGTTCGGTCCTGTGATTTGTGCCGCCACCCCTCGGAATACGGCTGGCATTGGGAGGAAAGGATTCTCAAGGGTTGCTATTACTTTTCTAGCTGAGGTCATGGCTATGTTAAAGGGTAAATCTTTAAGAGCGTCCCAGTATACCTCCATCCTTTGTGGTGACGGCTTGGTATCAGTGGTAATTGACGTGATGTATGAATAAAATTTAGCAAACTCAGGCTTGTCCATTATTTTCTGCCTCCTCGTGCATAGATAACCATTGGGCTGTTATATTGTCCTGAATGGATGGTTCATTTTTAACCCATAGTTTTGATTTATCTTCATCCAATGGATAATGTACATAATCTTCATATGGTTTTGCAGGCCCTAAGAAGGTGGAAGGATGTTGGGTGAATTGCTGATCCTTACCCTTCCTAGATGTTGCGTAGTTCCTAGATGCAGAAACTAGGTCATTGGGGTCAACTCCTTCCTTCCTTCTAGTATTCCACGCCTTCATGGTCTTTGTCTTATTGATATGCCTTGGATACGATTCCCAAAATTCTTCGAAGAGCATCTCCGACTTATCACTGAGTGTAGGCGAAGAAATATCTTCGGGTATTGTTTTGGATTCGGATTGGATTCGGATTTGGATTGGATTTGGATTGGATTGGATTGGATTACGGTGACATATGCAATCATCCGATATCATCTGATATCCGTTGTATGTCTCTGATGTTGGCTCTGGGTATTTGCTTCTTTTTGCCCTTATTTGTTGGTGCTTTTCCCACGTTTTTATTTGCAGGTATGGTAGCCCTCCGCTTACGTAGCTCACAACCAATCCTACATCTATTAGTTTTATTAATCTTTTCACTATGTCGTTAGTTATCGAATTATCTTTAAGAGGGTAACATTTTGCGGTAAGTATTTTTATTCTTCCATCCATGCGACCGTAGTCGTCACAATTTACAATTAATCTATAAAAGAAGTTCTCCTCTTCTGTAGTTAATTGATCTATCGTGTCGCTAGTGCAAATGGATTCCTTTAAAATCCTATTAGGCACCTACTCACCTTCCTGCATTATTTAACATTTCCATTCCTCTCCCAAAACCCTCATCATACCCGTTGAGAAAGTCAGAAATATCCCTGCGTGTTATTTCGTTAGCAAGATCAATGGCCTCCGTCACGCATTCTTTTGGATTTAAAAATACTTCAGTACCCATATAACGTATCACTGTATATCCTTGGCGCATTAAATACCTTTCTCTCTTGTAATCCTTCTCTCGTTGTTCTTTGCTTTTGTGAAATTCATGTCCATCTATCTCGATGACACACTTTTCATAAACAAAGTCAACTTTATAGATTCCAATCACAACTTGACTTAAAAGTTCCACAATTGCCGGAAATTCAGGATCTTCATTAACCAATTCATCGTACGCATCTTGGAACCTTTGCTCAATCTTATTCAACCCTACATCACTCCTCTCCTATATTATAACACAAGTTGTGTCGTTTGTATAATTTAACATGGTGCATAATAAACTTAACTTGTGTTATAATAAGTAACATATAACTTTAGGGAGGATGATAAAATATGGCAAATGATAAGCTATATCGCTTCAATTTCGTGCTACCGGAACCCTTAGCGTCAGAGATAGATAAATACCGCAAGGATGTCGGGACATTACCGCCAAAGTCCGTTGCTATCCGTGATCTAATAGAACTTGGATTAAAGACATATTGGAAAAATAAGGATTCAGTCGGCAGAGATGATTGATCTCTGCCTTATTTCTTTGCATGATCTACTCGACTAGCCATAGGCCGTTGATCATTTTAAGGCTGAGATCCCATTCCGTGAATCTAAGGAAACCGTCAATGGTATGATCGACTGGCCTTATCCTCTTCCCGCTATTCACGGCGGTCATGAAATCAACTGACTCGCGAAATAATTCCCAATCTTCATCAAGTTTCGGAACTTCACATGAAAACTTATCGTTATCGGAATAAACTAAGTGCCCATTAAGGAATTTATAAACAGCATTATTTAAGTTGGTTCTATAAAATTTAGCATTAGGATTAGCTAACGCATATGTGTACATTTCACCAGTCTTCATCCCTAAACACCCTCCTTCACACTCTTCGCCAAAATATCAGAGGAACATGCTCTGCAAACCATATCCCCATGCCACGCGACAACCTTAATATCAGATCCGCAAAACATACACTCTATCGAGTGCTTCTGTATCCTCAAACCTTTTCCATCTGACACCATTTCTAGCGGTGTCGTAGTGTCATATCCCATCGTTAACCGCAATGGCTTGGGTATCGTAATCCTCCCGAAAGAGTCCATTGTTACTGAGATTCCTATTGGCTTCACTTCTTCTCCATCTCCTTCTTTTTATCGCTATGCCAACGATTAGTTTCCACCGTCCTAGTTGCCGCATCCTCAAGACTCCATTTCCTAAGCACTCTGCTTAAAAAAGTTCTGCGACAAATACCGTTCCTGAGTGCCAATTCCTCATATTTTTTCTGATGCTTTCGATTTGCTTCTCCGACCACTTTCATGTTGTTCCTTGGATCAAGTACAGGCGTAGTTGCTGCCTTCTCAGGGGTCCATCCATGCCTGTAAATTCTTGTCTCGAATGTTCTCTTGCCTATCCCATTTGTCTTAGCTAATACAACCCATTCTGTGTATAAATTGCGTTTTTTTGGAGGGGTAGTTATGGCTTCTTTTATCGGCCACGCTCTGTCCCGAACTCTCTTTTCTAGAGTGTTTGTACTTATGCCATTTTCTTCTGCTATAGAGTAATGTTCGGGAGTTATCCAATACTGATAAGCCATAACTACCTCCGATATTTAGCAGGTATCTTCGCTAATTCGGCATTATCTAGACCCTTTTGCCATGCAAAAATATCCTTGTTCGGCGGTAAGTCTAACTCGTTGCGCTCTTTCTGAATCCGGGATTTACCGCAGCCTATGATTTTGCCGACTTCGATGTCGTTTAGGCCGGACATGTAGAGTTCTGTGAATAGGATGGGATCTATTTGCGTTGCTGTGTTTTGCATTTGGCTCCTCCTTAAAATGGTTATTGAGTCAATTTACGGTTGCTTCTTGGGTATGTCCTGTGTTTATCCCTGTGGCACAGTGGGCAAAGCCACTTAACATCGAGAGGTTTACTGTAATCTGGATGATGCGCGTTTATGCGAGATGTTTTGATCCCGCACTCCGAACAGTTCAATGTTTCATAATCCCGCCTCCCTAATCAGAACGTAAATTGTTCCAACGGTATGTTTTTTCCAGCTTCAGCAATCTCCGTATCCTTACCCGTTAACTCCGTTATTTCCCTGACCATTCTTTCTGCGTCCGAGTTAACTGAGGATAAATGAAGTAAAACTATTTTTTTTACCTTTGACAAATCATTAGCGGATAAGAACTCCTTGACGTGTTCCAGTGAAAAATGGCTTTCCAATAGACGGTTTTTCATACTAGATTGAATGTATCCTGATTCAATATTTGCATCTAATGTGTCTTTGCAGTAGTTACATTCAACTAGCACATAATTTAATCCATTGAAGCGATTTCTTATGAAGTACGTATCTGTTGCAAAAAGTAGTTTTTCACCCGTTGGTCTGTACTGAATTAAATATCCAAGTGGTTGAGCGCAATCATGCTCGGTATCGAAGGGGAGAATCGTAAAATCTCCAACGTCAAATTGCATTCCCGAAATAACAGGCATCAACCTATGAGTATTTAGGGATTCCATTGTTTTTAGAGTCCCCATGGACATATAACAATCAATACTAGAAAGAGTAAGCCCTTTAACGGCCTTCGAGTGATCTTTGTGTTCGTGGGTTACTAGGCATCCATAAACACGGCTTAAATCAAATCCTAGAGCTTTCTGTATGTCTTTATATTTCATTCCTGCATCTAGAATTAGAGTTCCGGTAGGGGCTTCGAGGAGATAGGAATTACCCTTACTCCCCGAACCAATTACTTTTAGATTCATACTAGAATCCCGGCCCTGTTGGTGGATTGTTCAACTCTTCAGCCAACTTATCCATCTCAACTATCTCAGCATCAGTAATACCTTCTTCATTTTCGTGGTCGTTCGGAACGTCTTCGGATACGATATCAACAACATTGCCATTGTTAGCGTTTTCCACAATCGTTTGTTCTACTTCGGCCTCTTTGAATTCGTTTTCAAGTTGATTTAGTCGCATATAATCGTCATCAATCTTTTGACTGTCGATTGTGATGTCTTTATAGGCGGCCCGGTAAATTGTCTTATAGCACATCTTGTCGTGCCATCCCTCTATGGTTTCCCTGCCGACTTTTTTACCGTTATCCCAAACGTCCTTTTCCCCACCCCAAAATTCAACTGAGGCATACTTGGGCTTTCTTTTTTCGATGTCCTTTATCGATAAAACAACAAGCTTATTTTTCTCTGGATTATCAGGGAATGAGTGGTAATAAAACCCACCCACTAACTGGCCCCGGTCAAAGTCGTTGGTAATTTCAAACTCATAAAACTCAACCTTATTGGTGTGACTCTTTTTGATAGATTTGAATTTGTCGGTAGAGTAAACGAGTTCAACAATAACATTTGGAGCATCTAGGCCGTATTTAACTGCCTTTAGTTCAATTCCTCGATACCCAGGCATAAAGGTTAATCCATATTTAGCCACGCCATTCTTCTTAAATGGGATAAGACTGACATGGTTGTCCTGTTGCGGGTCCCAACCAATCCTCGCGGCAGCTACAACGTTTTGGGAAAGTTCCTCCATATCGATATTTGCCCAAACAATAGGCAAGGGGTCCTGGTTCTTGGTTTTCTTTTTACGCTTCTCTTCAGCAGTTTTAAGGGTCATATCGGCAACGATGAAATAGTTTTGGATCAGACGTTTTTGGAAATTAGTTAGGACAATCTCCCCTACGCTTCCTTGAAATAATTCCGTTACCTTGCCCATAAATCGTTCTGCCATGGTTTGTTCATTTATCGCTATATCTGTTGTCATGCTTTATTCCCCACTACTCTTAATTTTTCATCTTCCGCACTCACAATGAGCTTAATAACTTGCGAGTTTACATCCACAGTACCCGTGACTGACTCAAAATTATCAATGAAAATCGGGCAGGATACCCCGTAGTATTCCGACAACATTTCAATAATCGAAAGACCAGCTACAATTTTGCCACCGTTATTCGCCCCATCAAATTCAACCCAAACGCCATTCGTATTAACTAACGTACGGCAGACTTCTTTTTCCGTCCCATCATTCAGCGTGTCGAATAGCTTGAATTTAACCGTCTTAAACCGGTTGTTAATCGAATCCTCAAGTATCTTGACCTTTGCAGTTGTGAATTGCTTAATTAGATAGTCTTGACGCTCATAGCTGTTTATTTCGGCAGCTAATTTGCTTTCTTCTGCCTTGAGTTCTTCGATACGAAGTTTTGCTTTTTCGATAACTTCCTTTTGGTTGAGTGTTCTGTTTAGCCATTCGATTAAGGAAGCTGTTTCTTGCTTTTTATACAGAAGGTCGGAAGTTGTATCTTCGATAGGCTTGTCAAGTTCGACTTGCAAGGCTTGGAGTTCGTCAGTCAGACTTGAATATTTCAAATCAAGAGAATAGTTGTATCCGTTGCCGTGTTCAGTTTTCTCGCGCTCTATGTCATTTTCTAACTCGACAATTCTCTCGTATATTTGAGTTAATCTAGTTTCGTGTTTGGTTAAAATCTCAGCATCTAACGTTTTCTCTTTATTAAGGAATTCAGCTCTACTTCCTGCATCTGTACCCTGTTTACGAACACCGGAGATAACCTGATTTTTATTCTTGTCAAAGTTTTCCTTTAACTTATCAATCTTCTCTTGCGCCTTACCTTCGGGTAGTGATTGTTCGCAAGTTGGGCAGCTAAACCCATCAGGGGCAATGAATTGTTTGGCGTTTTCCTCTGCCCATGTTTTACGGAGTTCGATAATTAACTTTTCTATATTTTCTAGCTCCATGGACCTTAATTCGGAATTAGAACCCAACTTCTTAACCTCTGTGGATATAAGGTATCTCTCACCTTCGAGTTGCGATTTTTCCTCAATTGCCTTTTTTAGTCCAGACAAAGAGTAGTTATCGAGATCCTTTTTTCGAGCATCCAATTCGCCCTGCAACTTATACGCCTGTTGCTGTTTCTGGCGGTATAAACTAGCCCCCTTGGCGTTCATAGCTAGTTCTAATTCAATCGCTTGCAAAGTGTCTCCATGGGCTTGTAGCGAGGTTTCTATTGCTGTGTAGTCAGTGACATCTTCTGTGATATTTCGTTGTTGCTCATTGATCCGTGATGGTATCCCATCCATTTGGGATTTAGTGCTTTTAATCTTCTCCGAAACTACTAATTTGTGTTGTTCAATTGTCCTGCCGGAGTTAATGACCATTTGTAAATCCAACATACTTTTGTCGCCTACGGAAACTAGCGAATCAATAACGTCCGAATCCGACACATCACCGCATATCTCAAACAGAATCTTTCTCCGTTCCTGCCATCCAAATCCCTTCTCATTGGTATTAAAAAAGAGGGGATTTGTCAGGAGTTTGAAGATATTTTCCTTTATGAGCATGTTGATTTCAAGAGTATAGTCTTTGGCTTTTACCGGGACATCGTTGACCCAATATTTTGTTTCATTGCCAGTAAACTCTTTCACTTGGGTTCCCTGTTTCTTCACCCATTTTTCAGAGAGTTGACGCTTGAGCTTGAGCTTATTATTATCAACAAGGAAAACTCCTTCGACAATGCAATCCAAGCGATGGATCTCGTTTCCGTCCTCATCCTGCGGTTTTATCTGATAGTCTGCGCGACCTGATGAATCTTTCCCGAAAAGAAGCCACTGGCTACTATCAAAAAGTGTACTTTTCCCTGTTGCATTTTTACCGAAAATGTCAGCGTTTTTTCCGTTTAATTCAAGGGTAAAATTCTCTACCCCTTTGAAATCTTTAAGAGATAACGATTGAAGTTTAATTGTTTTCATATTTCTTCCTCTTCTTTCTTCTCAAATTTATACCCACAAGCCGTATGAATCATCTCGGATTTACATCCACCAGTACATAGCTCATCCCACTTGCAGCAATCGCATTCGTCCTCTGCATCACACTGTTCCTCGGAATGTTCGTGATTCTGCTCATGAAATTCTCGATAAAATTCTCTGCCTTTAAACAAAAGATTCACATGGCCCCCGTAGTTCTAAAGTATCATCCAATATGGTAGAATATCCTTGAGTATTTTCTTTGTCAGTCGGGGCATCTGTTTGCAGCAGGGCCTCTTCTTTTTGCCCAATTGCTTTCTTAATAACAAGATTAATCAGCGTTTCTCCGTCAACATCTATCGAAAAACACTCATAAATAACACCATCCTTGACGCTAATCCCTGCCTTGCCTCGGTATTCTAATTCAGGAAATATTGCATTTAGTAAGACATCTATCTCGTCCCAGTCAGCATTTACCTTGGATATGACCGTGACGCGTCTTAGTGCGTTGGAGTGACCGTCAATTGACCATTGCTCGATGAGTTGGCTATCTTCTAGGTCTTGGATGGCAGAGAGTTCATCTTTGGTTAATTTTCGCATGTTGCTTTGCTCCTTATCTTTTTTATCCGTCATAACATCCACACGCTTGGTCTACGACATCGACGAACATTGCGGGTTGATAATTACCGTTACCCAACGCTTTTTCACCGCATCGAGCATTTGCTTTCTCATTTTCCATGTACTCTGTATAATTGATAAATTCTGACCAGGCATAACTTCTACCCAATCCTGGTATTGTTGTAAGCTCTGAGTTGGACTCCATGTCTAGTGCTCTTTTTAGCAAGTCAGGATGCGAATCCCTTAGTTCTAGAATCTCAGACTTTTTCATACTTGGGCAGTAAAAACAACTGCTTTTACCTGGTTGCGGTAATCCTGCATCGGCTATGGTTTTAACGCAAGCATCCCTGTCCATTTCCCACTCAATAAGCGGATACCAAAAACTGTACTTTTTGTCATCGTAATCCTTAGCTCTGCGTTCCTCTCCGAATTCATAACCAATTGCTTTGATAACCTTTTCTCCGCTTTTCCACGTTGCAATCGCCAATGGGTGATGATTACAAAACTTATCCTGCGGTTGTGCTTTGAATTTTAGTGAACACGACTTGAATCCATAAGCTAGTGATGGAAGCATGTTTTGCTCAAGACAATTTGTTTCAAGTGTCATTACTTCACCATGAAGGTCTACCTTTTTAACAACCGTAATCGGGGGGAATCCATATCCAACTAACCACAATGAAAACATAACGATGTACCAATAGGTTTCGGGCCTCTCCCCCCCTGTATCAGCAAAGAGAATTAAGTCTGGAAGAATACCCCTCTTGACCATTTCCACTGGCTCTGCGGTACTGTCTGTACCTGCTCCGTAAGCTACAACTAGCATTTATTCCTTTCTCCCCATGCAAATACTGTTCTCGCGAGTAAACACCGGATTAAACGGCTCCCCAACTCTCCCCCTGCCAACATAATCCACCACTACAGCCTTCATCCTTCCATCATCCTTATCCTCTCCTCGAACAGTATTACCACACCGCATTAACTCGGTGAAATCAGCCTTATTGCGCTTAATGCGTTCCTCGATAGACTTCTTCTCCTGCTCGATCTTATAGGCTTGTATTTCACGATTGATCCAACCTATTTTTGATGCTTGGTAGCCGATGGCTTTGGCGAATTTCTTTAGCATTCCAACGCCCTCCTCTTCCTCTTATTCCTTGGACGCTCACGCTTTGCCACAATAGGAACATTATCCCGCCTAGAACATTCTCCCTGACAAAATGGGAACATCAGATTCGTGAACAGTACTCCTTCTGTACTAATTTCCCAAACACGAGAACACAAACAGGTTATCTTAACTTCACCGTCAGGCAGGTTGACTTCTTTTCCGCACAGACAAGTTTGGGTTGCTTGTTTAACCATAAAGAATCCTCCCTACTTAATAAGTTTGGATGTAAAGACTCTCAACTGACCCTCAGTTAACTGCACCGGCTTCAGAACATCCTTAAAACTTGAAATAAACTTCGATTGGATGCGTTGAGCCTCTTGGAATTTTAGCCTTCTGGCTTGATCTTTACGCAATAGGCTTGCTCCTTTCGTATGGTGAATCGGAATCACTCATTTACTTCAATCCCACCCGTATTTTTTGCCTTCAGCAATCATACTTAGCTCTCTGTGTATCCTTTCGGGAATATCGCTCTTTTCCCACATTGCCACGAACTCATCCACAGTATCCAGGTAATTAGAAAAGTCATATTCTATCGTGGGCTGGGAACCATATGTGTAACCCTTAATTTGTCGGTGATGACCACGTATCTGAATACCTCGTGCGCCAACATTACAGAAGTCAATGCCTGTAAAATTGGGGAAGCCTTCTAATCTTTCGGTTATTGCATTTTCAATGTGTTTCAGTTCCCCTAGATGATCGACGAGCATCTCTTCCCTCATATACGGCTTATACTTAAATGTCCCTAGATACAGGTTCTTTAAATAATCTAGTCTTGTCTGAGCCCCCGATTCGCTACTGAATAAATCTTTTTCGCATACACTTTGTGACCATTTGTCTAATTCTCCATTTATAAAAAACTTAATCATTTTATAGTGATTACTTAGAACGCAAGCCTTGAGAACAAACTTATTAGTATCCACATACCAAAAGGTTTTACCTTCGCTTTCCGCTACTCTTTTCTGCCAATCCTCAATCTTGACTTTCCTTTCACAATTCTGTTCATGTTGGTTCCTTAACTTTCTTCCATTTGGGATTTGGATTCCGCAATATTTACACTTAGGCATTCAATTAATATCCTCCCTTAATAAGCACTCTTCTTTATCTTGGTTATTTAGTCTTCCGCACTCATTAACCCTGTGAAATTGGTTCGCAAAACCGAGAACCGAATCCCGCATCTTCAAATATTCCTTATCGTCACACTGCATAGAACAGAGATGGTAAGCTAATTGACAAGCCAGACGTTTATCGATTTTCCAACGAAGTCCTCCGCATCTTAGTGGCAAACAAGAGAAATCAAGGTCTGCACCGCTAAGGTCTGCACCGCTAAGGTCTGCATCGCTAAGGTCTGCATCGCTAAGGTCGTAATCCAATATTGCTTTCTTGTATCCGTTTTTAAGTAGTTCCAAGACTTCTGGCCTGTCAAACTTCTTTTGGTGGCCTATTAATTCGAATCCGACAGCACTAACCTCATACATACCAGTTCCGCCATCTACATGATCCATAACTTTAACTTTAATACGATCACCGGATAATATCTCAACCACAACACCCCTCGTCATATCCTCGTTCGTGATGCCATATCCGTTGTTTGGCTTTCCTTTAACAAAATCTCCAATTTACATATTTAACTTCCCTCTTTCTCTTCAAAATGTTCACACTTTTTGCATGTGTACTTATCCACCATATCCCCACCCGAAAACTTGTGCTTATTTGGGCACGATTCCCTTACGAGTACCATTACCATTAAAGGTTCGATAGAGTGTATACACGTTCGGCACTTCTTGTACTTTCCGCGATATTTATCCATAATTACTCCTCCCACCTAGTTAAAATCCTAAAACTAATCTCTGCCACTCTGATAACATATGCCATGCTCGTCCTGCGCTTGAATCCAATGTTGTTTACTCTGATGTCAGTCGTGGTTAGGTCCATGAGGTGAGCGAATTGGGATGGGGTTAGCGGGCCTGTTGTTTGTTCGAGGATGGATTTTAGCATGTTAGTGTCTCGCTTTCTTTTAATAAGCTTGTCATCCTGACTCAAATACTTACCCTGAACCGTCTTACTGATTAAAGGATCCAAATCCTACACCTGTTTCCGGCTTGTTGGCAGAAACCGACACCACCGTAATATCTATACCTTCACGTTCCCCGATAATTTTAGCTAAGGTTTCAAAGAGTATATTTATATTCATGCGTCCTCCTTTCTCCCTATATCAGCTTTTTCGCAAAGTTTTACAGGCTTTTCCCCTCTCGCGTCGAAGTTGACAAGATATAGAGAGGTGGTGAACCTAAATGAAATGTGTAAAATGTGAAACTATGTTAGACGATGGAGCCAACTTCTGTACCTCATGTGAGGCTGCCCAAAAGTTAGTCTGTAATCATTGTCGCTCTGAGGTGTCTATTGACACCAAGCTTTGCCCTAATTGTGGGAAAGACGATCTTAGGGAACCGGATACATTGGGAAGTATAGCTGCTCATAGCTAACTAATCACCAATTCTTATTTCCACAGTCTGAACAGTAATTTTTCCTACTGTGCTTCCACCTGCCACATTCGCACTTTTGTTGAGGTGGATTAATGAAACTTTGACCGCAATGGCTACAGCATCTTGCACCCTCTACGTGATCTTTTTTTCCGCAAATCATGCACATTGACTGAGCAGAAGCTTGCACCTTTTGTTCAGTCTCTTTTGGGTTGATAGTGTTTGTCATTTGTTTTTCCTCCTTATTAATTAAGTTGAGATGAGATTTGGTTAGGGTGTAATAAAGCCACATTCAATGGCTATTCCTACTAGCTCTTTGGTCAATGCATTTATGTCCTCGATATCTGGGTATTCTTTTGGCAATTCGGTTATGGTTATGACGGTAAGTTCTTCGGGTGTCATATCATCTTCAATAAGAGAACTGAATGAGTCGTAGAGTTCACACTCGTCTCCTTGGTAGTTTTTAATGGATGGTTTCCATATCTCCTTGGGGCACATACAGCATTGGCAGTGAACTTCTCCACTTAACTCAACCATTAGTGATACCTCTCGTAAACAGTTTTACTAACCGACAGATCCAGCCCGAATTTATCCTTGACAGCCATTAGGTTTACGGTTTCGTCAAGAACTTCCTGGCGAGGTATGAGCATTTCGGGAGTCATTTCGTCCTTCTTAACCATCTTCGGATAGCCAAACATGTTAGATACGGCTTTGTTGGCAATCTGATTTGCTTTGATGTAGTCAACTCTTACTGGGTTACTCAATCCTCGTTTCAGAACATCCATGGTTTTTATTTGGTGCTCCTTGTCAAGAGTGCGGAATATTTGAAATCCTTCGAGGCCAGCCGCATTACGGAGTGTTTCGATAATATCAAATACCCAATCCTGGAATTGGATAGCTTCTTTCTTGCGACTTTTGAAAACGAGTCGATAAATATTTTTGGTATCGATTAGATTTAGTTCTACTATTTGAATAGCAGGTGTACCATCTTTTTTCTTTCCTGTCTCCACCCCTACCTTACTAGTAGTAACCCCGGGGGAGGATAAACCTTTTAGGGCTTTCGTTACCTGTTTCAAATCCAAAGCCTTACAAACATCAACCGCAACAGCCCACCAATTTCTCGGCTTGATTTCCACAAATCTAATTTCATGATCAAGCCATATTTCAGTACGAATTTTCATTTGCCCTCTCCTTATCCACTATCTAATCTCTACTAATTCCGGCTTAATGAATTCGTCTGCTGGTACTTTCAGCGCAATACAAATTCTCTCAACATCATCCCCTGAGACATTCTTTATCCCGGAAATTCAGCTAGTAATCCCTTAAGTGATCTTATTTCCCTTTTTAATTCCTCAACCATGTCGAGTGCCGCCTTAACCTTGCCCTCTTTCTTTGATATCTTTGCTAACAGTCTTTTACGCTCTTTCCCAATTAAGTGATTTTTTTTAATCGGAGAGATACTTCTTACTAGCAAGCCCCCTATGATTTGATCCACACCTTGCCTGGTCATTTTGAATTTATCGCCTATTTCTTGAAGCGTCTTACCTTCTAGTCTAAGTGATAAGATTTCAGCTTGTCTTTGGTTCAGTGACTCTGGATTTATAATCGATAGCCTTTCTCTTAACTCTGACAAAGCACCGTCTGTATGTGCTTGACTCAACATCTCTCGATTACATATTGAACACACTCCATCCTTTGAGTGAGTTGGCTGACCACATACTTGGCATGGTTCGGTATATTTGATTCGGTCTATTAATCCGGTTTTGTATGCATGGATAATATTTTGACTTGGGGTACACCATTCCAAATTACTTGGAATATTGTTTAGCGTGTTCCCGTCTAAATGGTTAACCTGTTGATAGTTGTTTGGGTTTTCGCAAAATGCTTCGGCAACTAATCTATGGACATAATAATGTTTCTGCTTGGAATTTTCGGTAAAACTTACAATCCCATATTTTTTAAGCCTAGTGGTCATAACAATGTTCGCCAATGTTTCCTTGCCGTCTTTAATTTTGTATATAACTCCGCTTTCTAATACCCTGAATTTTCCACCCTGAACTAGCTTTGATGTAATTACCAAGACATATGCCCCCTCTAGCTGACCTTCGTCAAACTTTCGTCAGGAGAAAGTTTTTTGTTAAAAAAAATTAACAGGAATTCAGATGTCGTCATGTCTAAGATATCGGCAATCTTTTGAGCATGAGAAAGCTTAAACTCTGACCCCGTGTCTTCAATTTTTGAATGTAAAGTGTTCGCAGTTATCCCGAGTTTTTCAGCCAATTTCTTACGATTAAGGTCTTTGTCTATTAACTTTTTCTCAAACTCTTTCTTGTGATAAATCACTTCGTTCCCCCCTTTTTGCACTTTCTTTCAACGAAAGTTTCTAAAGTAAATATATCATTTGAGTATTTAAAAATCAATAGCCAAACGAAATATTTACAGGATTTTTCATAATAATATTGATTTAGACGAAAATTTATTGTATTATGTTGCTAAGAAATGGGGGTAATGGAATGGTTCTTCTAAATTATGTAAAAATAGGTAGTAGGATAAGGTCAAGGCGAAAGATCCTATCTCTAACCCAGAAACAACTAGGACTAAAGGTTAATCTTTCCGAGGGAAGCGTATCTAAGTACGAATCCGGGAAAGTGGAAGACGCTACAACGTCTAAGTTAAACGAATTCGCAGATGCACTCGACGTTGATATCGCATGGCTTTTAGGAGCTGAAAAAAGTTGTGTGCATGAAAGCCCATCTATTGAGCTATCCAACGACGAACAAAAACTAATCACTTCATGGCGTAAACTATCCCACGACAACCAAATGAAGGTACTAGGCATTGTCGAGCTTAAATTAGACGAAGAGGCTGCTGCAAGAGAAGAGTACGTCAGCCAGGCTAAAAGAGCGTAGCGGTAATGTCATTTACATAAAATTTAGGTAAGGAGATTTTTTATGATTAGAACAGCCGTCTACATTCGGGTAAGCACTTGATTATATAATCATAAAATGCTCTAATATATATTAGAGTGTGAACCAAAAGGGATGTATATTATGGCTGTATCAAAATTAGAAATTAGGTTTATGGACGAAGGAAGAGATCTAAAGGAAACCTTGAACAATTTTTACACAAACGAAAAATTAGGATGTACGAATATTGCAAAATTACTTAATGTGACCGCCATGACCATTCATAGTCATTTAAAAAAATATAATATCGAAACGCGCAGTCTGGAAGAAGCGTTAAAGATTTATGACAGATCAGGGGAAAAGAATGGGATGTATGGCCTGAGATTCACTGATGAATACAAGAGAGAACAAAGTGAAAGGCTAAAAGCAACAATTAAAACCAGGGGGTGCCATTGGTCTAAGGGAAGAGTAATGCCAGAGGCAGAAAAGGCTTCACACGGTAGAAAAGGTGAAAATAGCGGAAACTGGAAAGGAGGTAAACATATTAAGGGAAATGGCTATGTAGAAATTAAAATGCCCAGTCACCCTCATTGTGATAATCGTGGTTACGTTTACCAGCATAGGCTAGTTATGGAGGAATTACTTGGGAGATACTTAACTGATAATGAAATTGTCCATCATATTGATGAAGACAAAGTAAATAATGAAATAGAAAATTTGAGGTTGTTCCAGTCGCATAGAGAACATGCAATGGAGCACCATAGAATAAAAAAGGGGATGATCACTGAATGATGCGAGTAGCTATATACATTCGGGTTTGACAGCACATTGGAACAGGCTCATCACGGATATTCCATCCAGTCACAAAAAGAAGCTCTCACGAAGTATGCGCAAGAGCATGACATGTTAATAGTAGATACATATGTAGATGAAGGACAAACGGCCAGGAAGGCGTACAGTAGCCGTAAAGAATTTATGAGGATGATAGACGATGTTATGGCCGGAAAACTTGACTTGATCATTTTCCTGAAAATGGATCGTTGGTTTAGAAGTGTTAAGGATTATTATAAAATCCAAGAAACATTAGATAAGCATAACGTGGGATGGAGGGCTATCCTTGAGAATTACGACACCACAACGGCCAGTGGTAGGCTACATATTAATATCATGCTATCAGTGGCTCAAGATGAATCTGACAGAACAAGCGAACGCATCAAATTTGTTTTCGAAAATAAAGTAAAACGAAAAGAAGCTATTACCGGTTCTATCCCAATTGGACTGAAGATCGAGAAAAAACATGTGGTGCATGACAATGATAATACTTGGTTAGTTATAGAAATATTTAATCATTTTGAGCTAAACCAAAGCCGAAGGGGTACTATCACCTATATACGAGATAAATATGACGTTAATTTATCTTACTCTTCCGTTGTAAGGGTACTTTCTAACTCACTATACAAAGGAGAATTCCAAAACGTTAAAGATTTTTGTGAGCCACTTATTTCAATTAAGCAGTTTGATAATGTTCAAGAAATATTAAAAAGAAAGACTTATCGTAGAAATCAAACCGACAGAATTTATATCTTTTCCGGTTTACTTACCTGTACTGAATGCGGTAGCCGATTATCCGGAGCGATGACACATAATGGATATAAAGAATATCAATATTATCGTTGTTATCAATATGTTCAAAGACGTTTGTGTACTCGTAAATATGCCGTTAGCGAGAACTACGTTGAAGAATATTTAATCAATCACATTGAAGAAGAAATAAATTCGTATATCGTTGACTATGAAATCAAAGTTGAGCAACAAAAGAAACCTAAGGTTAATAAATCTGTAATAAAAAATAAACTAACTAGGCTAAAGGAGCTTTATATAAACAATCTCATTGACATTGATGAGTATAAAAAGGATTTCGATATGTACACTGATCAACTAAAGAATAACGAGACTCCATCTGAAAAAATTGATGTACAGGGACTTAGGGATTTCCTTCAGAGTGATTTCAGGAGTATTTATATTACTTTGAAAAAAACAGAAAAGAGAACTCTATGGAGAGGAATAATAAAAGAAATTAAGATCGACAATGAAAAGCATTTTGATATTTTTTTTATTTAATATGTTGTACTAGTTCTCCACTTCCCGTTGGTAGTGATTAATTAGTACAACAAACTTGATGGCAATATTTTTTATGCAAGCAGGGTATTACCCCTCTATGTGGAATATATTTCCTGTGGTGATGAATATGAATAGAGTCCGGGAGGTTAGACTTAAAAGAGGTCTGACTCAAAATGATCTTTCGAAATTGTCAAAAGTAAACCAACGACACATCAGTTTAATAGAAAATGATTTAAAACCAAATCTTTCTCTTTTTGTTGCAAAGCGAATAGCGAAAGCACTTGAGGAAACTGTCGATTACTTATGGCCCGATTAAGGGCTATATTTTTTTACTCAATTAATGACCGATTAGTCATATTATACCCAAATGGTCATATACCTTATCATCAGACAAAAAAGGGGAGTGAACACATGCTAGCAATAAAATTTCCCACCTTAGAGGACCGTGAACACGTCCACAAGCTCATCAATCTATACGCCCATGGTAAATGTAGTCGGAACAATTTAATGCGCTGGATAGCCCAAATTATCAATAAGTATCCCAATATTCATAGGATGCCTATCTTCGATTATTCAGTCAGAATTATTCAGTACTATAAGGATCTACCCATTATCTCGATCGAAGGGGCAAGAGTGACCAACAAGTGCCCAGGATGCGGATCTGGGACAAAGGAGGCTCGATACTTACGCACCGAGAAGGAGAACCACGGCAAGGACTACGACATAATCAGCTTAACTTGTTTGGAATGCGGTACCGTGTACATGTCTAAAGCGACGAATGGTCGAATGGGTGGGGAATATGTTTAAGGAGGGATAATTATGGCGAGTGTATTTATTATAGTGGAGGCATTGGCGATCTATGCCGTTGCCGTTCGGGTTGGGAAGTTGCTTTGTAGGCTTTTGAAAGTTGACTAACTTGAAATAGAAAATACCCTCCTAGTTGGAGGGTATTTGTTTGTGCTATTTTGTATATTCCCATTTTAACCTTTGACCACAATCGCAAATATTTAGGCAGTAATTATGTCGATAATACCCATCTCCTGCACTCTCACTTAATGATTCTCCACAGGAAGGACATCGCGCAGGATTCCACTTTTCTATAATTGGTTTCATAGGTACTTGTTTTCCGAGTGCTTCCAAAATCGTATTGCAGTTCTTTATCCTGTTGTCGTAAACCAATGTGTTGTAAAATGATTTGCTATCCTTATTCGTTTCAATCTCCTTTTTGAAATGATCTAACACGATAACATTTTCATCACGGATATTGGTTATATATTTTTGTGCTTTTAGGATATCTTCTAAGCTCATCCCTCTTCATCCTCCTACAATATTGATTTTCCAAAATCTAAGTTATCCGCAATATTTATAACAAGTTCTCCGCTTGCCATATCTATGACCGACTTTATGCCTAATCTAGTTAAATCATTTTGCAACTTATCTGCAACCGCAATGCTTTCTTTTAATTCGAGATTAATACCAAGCACTTCCCTAGCCTCTTCCCACACCATCATAAAATAATCACTGGCAAATATTCTGCGTGTTCCCTTGTGTCCCATCGAATCGCTTGTTTGTCGGCATTGCCTCAGCAAGTTTTCTAGCGCGTTTTCTAGTTCTATAATTCTTTCTATACTGTCATTTCGTTCACTCATTAATACTTTCTCCTTCTGATCCTTAGATATACTTGGTAAAATGGTTGAACAAGAATCGCTCCAATTATGACAATATAAAATATTATTAAGCCAATCTTTTCCTTTGCACCCTCGCAATCTTCCCAATCAGGAACCCAATCACTACCTATCATACTTCATCCCCCTACAATATTTCTTTGACAGGCAACATCTTCCTTGATTCAGAAATAGCATCTTCCCAATCAAGCGACCAATCTCCATCCTCTCTATCCTTCGTGTACTCCTTTATCTCCCTAAACCTCGGCACTCTATCACCATCCACAACAACATCCTCGAAAAACATATCATGCGGCCTAATCCACACCTTACCCTCTGTGTTCTGATACACTACGAGTTGTTCTCCTGTTTCGGAATGAGTTGCTATGTGAAGGAGAGTGTACATGCCACCCTTGTAGTGCTGGTATTTAGTCATTATTAATATCATCCTTTTTTATTATGATTCTTGGTTGTAGATTTGACGCGATATTACTTATTGCTATACAAGAAAATAATCCTATCCAAAATATCGCATACAGGTCATAATCGTTCAACATTTTCCCATCTCCTTTCTAAAAACATCCTCAATCCTCTCAACCATCTCCACAGGCAGCGCAACCCGGCACATCTCATAATCGCTATATGTTGCAGGGGATATGCCAAGTAATCGAGACATCTTCGTAATGGTGATAAGCAGCGACTTCCTCCTGCTTTTGATTAACTCCATGAATATACCGTTCTTCGCATTTTCATCAATGACCTTATTTCTATTTTCCTCGGAACGATCAGCTTCCTTTAACCTATTCTTGTTTATTTCACAACTTAGATTATGGCAGTCGAATATTGCGCCATGAGTTCCGTTTGATCCATCCCATAGTCCAAGGATGTATTTAGTTGGTTCGTTGCAGGATTGACAGTTCATATTTTGCCATCCGCCTCCCTTAACGCATTTCGAACCATCTCTAATAATTCCTCGTCAACAAATGACATTCTACATAAATAATATTCACACGCTTTCAACGCTCTGTACATTTCGCTTTTTGTTTCCGTCTTAATAATATACTGTCTTGGAACTTGGCTATCTAGTTCCGCTACTAAATTTCCGTATTGCTCGAAGTAATCTGTACGATTTTTTATATAACCGTCATGCAATCCCTTTAGATAGTCGGGAGTGTTTAAGTTAATCGCTTCCTTATTTTCTTTCATTCGGTTATTTTCTCCTTCCAAATCACCAATAATTCAGTGTCGTCATGAATATTTCCAATAATCTTGTATCCGCTAAAGTCAAACAGCGCAATTGGTGTATTTAATATTAAGTTGTTATAGCGAACTCTTTCTAAGTCACGGACCCACATAATACCTTTTTGAAACTCTATTCTTAATGGCCAATAACCTTTCTGAGTCAAGATATCATCCTCATAAATTTCCTTGCCATTATCGTCGAAAAATCCTGTGAACTGCCCGACTGTTTCAGGGATGACATCAAACCTATCTCGATAAACTTTTCCTATTTTATCCATGTAATCGTAAGTAATGAATGCGTCCTGCTTTATTTTGGTCAAATCACCGTCAATCAAGTGAAGTTCAATAAAGCCTACAACCCATTCCCCACCATCAACCCTTTTGCCGCGAAACTTAATTTCCCTCATCCTACTTCTTCATCCTTCACTTATTTATCAAATGTCCTAACACTTCAATTTAACTCCATTCAACCTTTGTGCCGTCGGAAAAAACATTCTTCAAGTCTGACATTTTGGCACAATCTTTTCTGCCCGAATAACCAAAGCTAATATTATCGTCGTACTCTTTAATCAGTGAATAAATTTCCTTGGCTTGCTTTCTGTCTATCTTTCCGCCACAATCCGTTTGGTATAAGAAATTAGCAACTTCTTCCGTTACTTCTTTTTGCTCTATAAGTTCCTCTGTGGTTGCGTTATACTTTTTAAAGAAATCCTGCCTATTGCTTCCGCTTAAAAACATAACCTCTGGTATATCCATTCTTACATAATGTTCACTAAATTTCTTACTAACCTTTTCAGCTACCACGTTCCTGAACCTATTGAAACCACCATACCCCATGTCGCAACTATGCCTTTTTGAACTTATTGTTATTCCCATGCTTACTTCCTCCTTCTCTTTATTTCTTTAATAATTAATACCCATCAAACTCAGGAAAACTATCATATTCCTCTTGCGTCATTTCCTCAGCCTGAATCATATATGGTCCGAAAACAACAATCGCAATAGCATCGTTAATATCTCCTACTATGGGTAATGATTTTAGGGATTTCTTAATTTTGGGTAAGTTGGACTTAATGTAATCCTGTTCCTCGTTTTCTCCGTTTTCGTTTAAATCCTCTTCGATTTCCACTATGCAATCATCTTCATTTGTTGTTATCGGACCGTAGCCGTGGTCCATATTGCACATTCTGTAGACTCTCATCTATACATCTCCTTCGCTTATTCCTAACGTAATCCTGCCTCAAATACCAGGTTAGCCATAATCCCTTCTGTAGCAAAATGATTAATATTATTCTTTATTATGAAATTTGGCGTGGCATACTTCGCATAACACAACAACGTCATTAAATGTCTCTCGACCGCGATTACTATAATTATTGTGATGTACATTCAGGACAGTTTCTTTACTGCAACACGTTCGGCATTTAAAACCTGCATCTTTCAATGCTTCTCCTTTAAAATGTAACCAATGAGAAGTCTGTAAGTATTCACCGTATGGCATACGGTTAAAAGCGTCAATCATCGCTAAGTATGATTCTTCAATAGAATGAAAGTCGCTACTGGCAATTATAACCTTATCATTCGGTCCAATAATTAAAGTCGGTTGCTCTTTTCTAGGTTTGTCTTTTATGGTTATAGACGCCAGATAACTTAACCACTTGCTTCCTCCATCTACAAAATCAGGAAAAGCGTTTGGTTTTTGCAAAAATGTTTCAAGGCTCCATTTGTAATCAAACAAATATTTATTATCGTTGATAACTGTTACATAATTATCAATTGCTTTTAATATCTCTTCCTTAGAGTAATCCTTAATTATTTTTCTTAGTATAAGTGGCGTTCTTTTTGAGTATTTACGATGAACAATTATTCCTTTTGAGTTCCAGTAATTAAGTATTTCTGTGGATAATTCATCATCCTTAACGCTCTCTTTAGAACTGTGAAGGGCTTTGTTATCCGTTCTTAATTTCCTGCGCTCAAGCCAGCTTTGGTCATATTCTTCCTGAGTTTTGGTTGGATAATCAATCGTCCTCATTTCCTTTTCATCTCCTCTTTATTTTGCATCCATTGACGATAGAAACAAAACGCTGCGTAATATAAAATACCTGAACCGAACATAGTAAACTCCATCACTTCTTTAGATGTCACTTCTTTTTCATCTCCTTATCTAAAACTCTTCTTACAATCTCAGATTTACTTATTCCTAATTTTTCAGCTAGTTTCTCCAACCATTCACGCTGTGTGTCTGTGATGGTCAAGTCAATCCTTTTCACTAAAACACCTCTTTTCTATACGTTAATTATACTACTTACTGTGTATGAATACAAGCAATAAAGACCCCGTATGTCCTATATTTAGGCATAAAAAATAATCCCCTCCATTCAATTAAGAACAGAAGGGATTATTCGGAAGGAAAATATTTTATTCCGTTGTAGTTGTTCGATTAATCAGAATCCCAACAATAGTAGCAACTGCAGCAACACCATTGGCGATAGCGTTAATGCTTTCGTTGGTTAATATTGATATCCCAAACGTGTCAGTCACCAATTTCACGGAACCTAAAATAGCTATTGCCAGTGCAGGTCTTCTAAGTCGTTCTAACATGTATACCTCCTAATATTTGCCCATCTTCATAGTTTTCGTGGGCTTCATTGGTTTAGTAGACTTACCCGGTTTAGCGGCCTTTGCTTCTTCTTTGGCAAGTTTAACGGTCGCTAAACCATGCCGTCGATTTTCAGAAGACATTCTTAATAGTTCTTTTTTGTGCTTAGTTTCGTTTTCTGTGCATTTTTTAGTGCCTTTCAAGTTATCACTCCCTTTAAAAATAAGTAGGCGACTCATTTAAAGCCGCCTTATATTATTGGCCTAATGGTTTTGTATGTGTGTCCTGTTGGCAATTCGCTAACTCTATCGAATGCCCACGCTGCCCATCCTTCCATTTTGGCTATATCAGCATCAGATTGATGTGAAGAAAATCCTATAACCCTAAAAATTTTACCTTTAAGATTTTTGTCATACTCATCAGATGCACCAATAACTCCAAGTGTATTGTATCCAACGTCTGGAGCTGTTGCATCCGCTACCAAAGAATCTGTTCTACCATTGAATTTAGTATGAAAATTAGCACCGTCATAAGAACAATACACAAAGTCAATGCTGCCATAATTAGCCGAGCTTCCGTTGCCTGAATGCCATACATCGTTAACGAAGTGTGCTGCTCCTATTAGATTACCTGACGTGTTACGAGACCCGACAGTATGAGGAACCTTGCTAGTAAGTACAGAAAAACCACTATATAAGTATTGTTGTTCTGGTGGTTCTGCATCATAAGAAAACACAATAAAGAACGCATAGTTTGCTGTTACGTTCCATGCATTTTCACTTGTCATATGATTAGTTCCATCAAATGAAGCTCCCCTATATGTCAGGAAATCTATGCCTGTAGGCTTGTCGGCTTCTGTTGCTTGATAAAATGTTGCTCCGACAGAACCAGTGTTAGTTATGCTTGCAATTGCTCCAAGGCTTACATTAGTAAAGTCAACATCTACTCGCCTAGTCAATGCCGTTGGTTGCCATGCTGTAGCCGTACCTAACAATATCTTTAGCTCTGTTATATTCGGCAGGTCAATTAAGTCCCTACCAAAGTCAGTAATGTCGGTTATGCCACCTAACGGGATAAATGTTCCATCGCTTAGTTTCACTTTTACTACCGTTTCGCCTGATAGTAAGGCCATTTTACCTATAGGAACGCTTGTTTGTTCAGTTGCTGTCTGAGGGTAATATATTCCAGCGAAACCGCTTCTCACCTATTTCACCACCTTAAGGAAATAGGCTGCCACGAATGACAGCCGTTATTATTAAACTAGGGGTCTTTTGTACCTATAGGTGTGCGTTGTGGGAAGTAGTGCCTGCTGTCCGTGAGTCCAAGCTGCCCAACCTTCTAGCCGTTCTATAGTATCGGCGGAAAGACCAGCACCTGCTACAAATCCTAATATTCTAAATATGCGAACATTTGAATAATCAACAGTAGCTGTATTCCAATCTGCGCATATTCTTGTGAGTGTTGTTTGTGCACCTGCCGGGTCTGATACTTGGGCTGTATTTACAGTAGTCCCACCATTTGATTTATTTGCAATGTTTACACCGTCATACTGCGCAAAGTGGAATCCAAAATTACCTGCTGTGTATCCGGTAGATGCCCCAGCTCTCCAAGAACCATTGAAGTGCGCTCCACCAATGGAATTTGCGGTTGAAGTATGTTCTCCGGTCGCATTGTCAAAACCCATACAATAACTAATATTACCATCTGGTGTGTGAACGTCTGATATTATCATTTTATTTTGACCAGTTGCAACGTATCTATAAACTGCAAATAATGCGTAGTGAGTACCAAGCGGCCATGCAATACTACTCTCTAGGAAATCGTCTATTCCATCAAACGAGCAACATTTAACTCCATTTAAATCAGTTATTATCACTGGTTGCCTTGAACCTGTTGCTTGTGCTGCATTTCCACCAAGTGAGCCAGTATTTGTTATGGTAGTCAATGTTCCAAGTGGAGAACTTGAAAAGTCAATATCAATTGCACGAATTAAGTCGCTAGGAGTCCATAATTTAGCAATACCTGTATTTAACAAAAATGATTCTACACTACTGCTTGTATTCGCTAACTGTCCAAATGATGTTAAATCACCCTTTGAATAGAGTGAAGAAATTTCAGAAGACGTCAAGACAGTATTATCCCAAATAACTGCTTGTTGAACAAGTCCTCCCCATTCTCCATTACTTTCCGAACGACCTATATATATAGTTTTATTAGATAATAAGTCTGATGTGGAAGTCCTCGTTGCAACTAAAACACCGTCAATATACAAAGCCTGGATATTAGTCAACGTGTCGTAAGTTCCAACTGCATGATGCCAATTCGTGTCGTTCGGTGCAGATGTGTAGTTTAAGTCATTCCCCCAAAATACAAGACTAAAAGTTCCTGCCACTCCATTATATCCAAACAGCATTGTGTTATTAGTGACTCCCGCACCTGTTTGCCCTATAATATACCCAAAATCACCAACGGCGGCTTTCTTGTACCAACATGCTAACGAAAACGAATGACCATTTAAGTCTATTGCGGTTTCGGTTACTGAATTACTAGCACCTGCAAAGTCTGCGACTTGAGTACCAATTCCGTTAGTATCAGCTACAAATGCAACGGTACCTGTAGTTGTAAGAGTTGTTGGTGCGTTTGATAAGTCGGTAAAATCTCCATTACAATCGACTGCAAGAACAGTTGAACTCCACCTAGGAAGTCTGCGCTTAAGTTCGTTCCTTCTCATTGCGATCCCATCGAACATATCAGTTGAAACGACTGTATTTTTGGTCGCAAGTGCACCAAGTCCCAAAGTAGTTCTCATTGCCGTTGTA